CAGCGTAAACGACACCGCAGTCGCCCCTGCCAGCGCCGCGTTGTTCATCGTGATGCGACCCGCAGACTTGTTCAGGGTGACCCCTGTGGACTTGTCTGTGGCTTGCGTCACCGTACCTTGTGCTGCAGCAGAGTACCCGAGTTCCTGGCTTGCATAGCAAGTCGTGAATTCGGGATCGCTGTACGCAACACCTATCGCTTGAGTATTGGGCATGATGAAGTCTCCGTGAGAATGCCCCCGGATTGCTCCGAGGGCGATTCAATTAGGCAATGCGATAGAACGACCAAGAACCGTCGCCGGTCTTGCGTGCGCGCCAGAGGCCCGAAGTCAGCGTCGCCGAAGTCACCGTACCCACCAACGTCCAGCCAGTACCCACGGCAATCGTGAGCGTACCTGCGCCAGTGTTGATAAAGCTGACATCGAAGAAGCTGTTGACCTTAGCACTGGAAACCAGCACTTCAGTGTCGGCCACGGTCGGCAGCGTGATGGTAGCGGTTGCGCCGCTGTACACCACAATACCGTTGGTCAACTCAGCAGCGGTCAACGTCGCAGCGGCGGCCTTGGAAACCGGAGCCGACTGAACGCCAATATTAACTTCAGAAAGATTGCCATCACCAATCTGATAGCCACCTGCACCATTAGGAAGAGCCATGATTAATACCTCACAAAATTGAAGAAACGCCCCAGCCGGTTAGGACTGGGGCATCAAGGGTTAACCCCAGAGGCGAACGGCCATCTGCGGGCGAATCACGCTAAAGCCGTACAGAACGTCAATACGACACGGCATACGGTCGTTATTGATGTCGTACTGGCGCACAACACGCATCGAAATGCCGTTGTGAACTGCGCGAGAAGCCATATCGACACCCTGCGGCATCAGAAGATCGGCAGTGGCGAACGTGATGGCGTCCTTGTGGTACACCAGGTTCTGCGGGTAAGCGGTCGCCGCCGAACCGAGCATCGTCACTACAGCACTGGCCGCCGGGAAGGCGTCAATGGTAGCCAGAGCCTGATCGGCAGTGTACATGGCGGGGCTGACCGACAGCGTAGCCGTGGACGAACCAGAAGCCGCCGCCGTAACGACGAACTGCTGAAGCGAGCCGGTGGTTTCGCGGGTCTGCGGGTTAACCGCATACACGCCAGCCACGGTGAACACGTCGCCCACGTTCCAAGTCTTGCTGGAACCGGTGAAGCTGATCGCCAGCGAGGTCGAACCCTGCGTGCTAACAGCCGAGGTGACGGTGATCGTGGTGCCCCAGTTACCCGTGGTGTACTGCTTGATCGACTGAGACATATTGATCTCATCGAAGCCCAGTACGCCCTCGCCCATCATGCCGTTCTTGAACTGCTTGCTGATGGTGGAAGTCGGGTTGAACAGGCCCTTCATGCCCTCGACCAAACCGGCGTTGGCAGCCGGATTGACGGTGGCATAACGCGGCGACATGACCGCAGCGGCTTCGTTGAGCTTCTGCTGCGCCTGCAACAGAACCAGCGAAGTGCTGGGGGTCGTGCCGGGGGTACCGACCGACTGGTAGACGTTCTTGAACGAGTTGGCAACGTCAGCGTCGATGCTGGAGGCCAACTGGCTGATACGCGGCTTAAGCACGCGCTCTGCGAAGTCGTCCAACTGCATGGTCAACTCGGCAGAGGTGAAGTTCACGCCGATGTGCTTCTGCGAAGAAACAGTCAGGGTGGTGAACTGCTCGTTGTCGTCCTGCACCTGAAGGGCAGCGCCGTCGGTCACCAAAGCGCGATCCGGCAAGCGGATACGCAGGGTTGAACCAATCTTAGCGCCGGAGACAGCGAAGCTGTCGTCGTACTGACGGTTTACGTTGCGGGTGATCACCAGGTTGTTCTCTAGGATTTCCAGAGCCTTACGGGTGATCATGTCAATAGTCAGAATGCTATTTGCCATGATGAAAAAGTCCTTAAATAAAAGTTAGCGGTTCATCTGCGCTTGCTGTTTCTTGATCTGGCGACGACGCTCGGCTTCAATCCATTCCGACGTACTCATGGTCTTCGTAGAACGAGGATCAGTCGTATCGTAGGACGGACTGCCGCTGGCTCGCGCCGTCACAGGAGTGATCGGTGCAGGTGCAGACGTAGTTCGTTTCACAACCGGATTAACGGCCACTTGGGCCTCAATCCTGCCAATTTCTTTGGCTTGCAAGAACGGCGACAGTTTGGAAATGCGATCAGCTTCCTTGGGATTGATACCGAGGTAGTACGCTACATCGGGGCCAATGTCCGAAGCCTGAATCGTCTGGGCCATCACGCTAGTGATTGGAAGCGACGGGTTGTACGCGACTTGCTCAAAGTCATCGTACTTATTGCGTGCTTCTTCTTCCTTCTCGTGATACGCCTCAAGGAATTGAGCCTGCTGGCGCTGGGCCTCTTGCTGCTGAATCAATTGATGCGCTTTCTGGGTAACCAACGCATCCGCGTAGGCTTCCGGCGACTCAAACTGATCAAGCGAAGGGGCCTGCTCCATAGCGGGCGGCGGGGGTACCGCTGCCTTTTGGGCTTGCATCCTCTCCCATTTGCGCTGCTCTCTACCAAGCCGCTTACCAATGGCTGCGTCCAATTCTTCCTGAGTGAAAGTTTTGGTCGCCTCTACTGGCTTTTCTTCCGGCGTCTCAACTTCGGTGGCAGGAGAGGCCGTCTCTACCTGTTCCGGCGCGGGAACTTCCGCTATAACTTCCGAGACTTCTTCAGTCATAAATAATTTGATTCCAGAGAATCCCTGATGTTCCGCATCAGTACGGTTTGAATCGATCTTACTGCCTAGGGATTGCTAGGCGCAAGAAGTAAATTTGCGGCGGCTTCCTGCGCTGCACGGTAGGCCGCGATGACTTCTTCGGTGTGCGTCAGCGCACAGATAGCCTTTACTTGGTCGCCCTCGGCGCTGTAGTCGTCGCCAGGCTTGAAGTAGTTGCCCTTGACCTGCTCGGCAAAGGGCTTGCCATCCTCGGTGATGGTGACCACATAGCGCACCGTGACAGTCTGGTCAGCCAGTACTTCAATGCGGTCAACAACGGTTGTTTTTTCGTACATGGGGCGTCCTTCTGTCCTCAAAGACCTGTTTTCAGCACCGTAAACGATATGATTCGCGGCGCAGTGCCGGACGTTACTCGAATGCTCATTTGCCCTGCAACGCCGCCGTAATTCATGCCAAAACCCGTTATGCCGTTGTACAGCGAATTACAGCCGCCAGTTGCGTCGGCCATAAACGCTGCGGTGCCACCGGACGTTTCATCCCTAAACGTGTATAGCCCATTGGTTGAGCTAAGACCCAAGCTGTAGTAAGTGTTTAACGCCGTTAAAGTCACTTGTTTGCCGCCGTAGAAAACGCCGCCCGTAGACGTTGTAGAAGTTGCAATTTGCGTTCCGCTTGCAACAGTTTCGTCGCCGGTATTGGGCAAGTAGATCAGCGCGTTTCCGGTGTACGTTACTGGCGTAGCAGTCGCGGATTGCACATGACAGCCAAACATGACCAATCGGCTTGTCGAATACACAACATTGGTTGCTGTATCGGCTACAGCAATACGACCGCCAAAAATTGACAGATAGCCTGCATTGTTAATGTACTTATCTTGCGTTGCGTAAGTGTTTAAGAAGAAACACCCCGTACAAGTAACAATGCAGTTTGCCGCTATGTTTAGCGCGGTGTTTGCAATAGACGAGTATTCAAAATGACAACCCGTAAAATTTGCTTGTCCATTGGTTATATTTACCGATGTAGCGCAACCGTCAAAACTTGTGCCATAGAAAGTGTATGAGGTATCGCCTAAATCGCAACGAAACCCTTCAAACGTAATGTTGTAGATTGTGCAATTGTTGACTCGTACATTTTCGCCGGCGTTGGTTGCGCCTGTTGGAACATAGATTCCGCGATAGCATTCCCAAATGTCGCAGTGGTCAATAGTGACCAAATACGCATTGTTAAAAAACGTAATGCCATTGTTAAACTTTGTAATACTGCAATCACGGACAATAATGTGCGAAGGGCCAGGTTCGCTGGCGGTATTAAAATACATCCCCGCCGCAATGCTGGTAGACGGCCCCAAAATTTTAAAGCCTTGAAAAATGCAAGTTGATTGGTTGTACGGATTACCCGAATACGGATTGCCGCCTATAAAAGTAATGGCCGATATGTCGCCAATCGTAGAAAAATTAAGCACGGCACGGTCGCCTATGCAGCTAACGTATCCTGTGTTTATGGTCAAGCCGCTGGTACATTTGTATGTGCCAGCGGGAAAATTAACGACATTCGGGACGCTTGATGCCGTAACAAAATCTATGGCCGCTTGAATAGCTGCCGTATCATTTGTTGCGCCGTCACCAACAGCGCCAAAATCTTTAACGTTAACCGGAGCGCCGGTTATCATTG